CACAAAAATATTCTATCAAATTCAAAATATTTCTCAATACAATTTTCCAAAACGAAAGAAAAGAGTAAAGTTTGAATGGACCTTATATTTATAATGAAAAACAATTATGAAAATATTGGGACCAAAAGAAATTGGAAAAGGTATATTAATAGAATATGACGCTGGTAGTGTTTCATGGAAAGACTCTATAAATGAAAATTTTGGTGACAAAAATAAAACACAAATTGACCATTCAAAACCATTTGTGTTTTATGCCACTCTTCAGAAATACGGAGTTCCAAATAGAAATGGTAGAGTTTATCCTGAAAGAATACTAAAAAGAGAGGCTGAAAAATATAAAAGTTTAATTCAAAAAGGTCTTTCCACATCAGAGTTAAATCACCCTGAATCTTCACTAATCGACTTGGATAGAGTTGCACATATAATAGACGATATTTGGTGGGATGATAATGTACTAGTTGGTAAATTAAGACTTCTAACATCACCAGGTTTTCATGAGAGAGGTATTGTATCAACTAAAGGTGATATTGCAGCCAATCTAATGAGACAGGGTGTAACGATGGGTATTTCATCTCGTGGTGTTGGGTCTTTAGCCAAGAAAGGTGAACATAATGAAGTTCAGGATGATTTTGAAATAATATGTTTCGATTTGGTAATGAATCCTTCTACACCTGGTGCTTATCTTTATATGGACAAAGGTGATAGAAAACTATATGATGAAAATATTGATGTGGAAAAAAAGGTAATTGAACCAAGATTAGATGGTGGTTTAGGAAAATCGCTTGACTTAATGGCAAAATTGAACGACTTTTTAGGACATAGATAATAACATTATGGACGAGAAATATTTTGTAGCAAAAATTCAGTATGACCTGATTGATGAAAACTCAGGTAAAGTAAAAAAAATTAGAGAAGAAAAATTAGTTAGAGGTTTTTCTGTAACAGATGTCGAGGCGAAAGTAACCGACAAGTTCAAAGGGTTTCAACATGATTGGAGAATCACCGCAGTTGCTGAAAGTAAAATAGACGAAGTTTTTCAATAAAAAGACACAATTAAATTAAAAAATTAAAACCCGAGAAATCGGGTTTTTTTTATTTGCTTTTATCGTAAAAATAACTTTTTTGTAGTTGGGGTATATTTATATGAGAAATAAAACAATTTTTATTGCAAAAAATGAATACAGAAAAAAAATCATTGGTTGAGGAAGCTCTTTTACAAATGAAAAATTTGGAAAACGTAGTAACCGAAAACGCAAAAGGAATACTTGCTTCTACAATGAAGGAAGAAATCGAAGAGTTAGTAAAAGAGTCCCTTGAAGAAGGAACTGACGAAGGAATGATGTCTGACGATTCTTACAAAATGGAAGAAGGTTCGTACATGGGTATGAACGAAGACGAAGATGAAGAGTCTATGACAATTGACATGACACAATCAGTTGGTGATGAAGACATGACTGGTATGTCAGATGAAGATGAAATCGAACCTCTTGATTTAACAAGCGGAGTATCTGATGACGAACTTATGAAAATCGTTATGGGTATGGGCGATGACGACAGATTAATCGTTGCTAAAAGCGGTGATGATGTAGATGTCGACATGTTAACTCAAACCGATTCAATGTCCTTCCCTATGGGTATGGGTGATGAAGACGAAATGTCAATGAATGAACCTAATTTAGGTGATGAAGTTGATGAGGTAGTCTATGAAATCGAAATGTCAGAAGATGGTGATGATTATGGTACCGAAAAAGAAGAAATGGTATACGAAATCGAAGTTGATGACGATGGTGAAGAAGGTGTGACGGAATCGAAGAACAAAACTTACATGGGTGTAGGTATGGGTAAAGCTAAATTTTCTTATGAAAAATCAAAGGGTGGTTTTGCTGACCACAAAAAAGTAGCACCTGAAGCAAAGAAATTTACTAAAGGAGAATTTAAAGAATCTCAAGAGGTTGATGAAATGGATTCACCTGAAATGGAAGAAGCTTCAAGAACTTATGGTAACGGAAGCAGAAATTATCCTAAAAGAAAAGGTCTTCCAAAAATGAAGGTTGAACCTAACAAAGCTTTAGAAGAAGAAGTTAGAGTATTAAGATTGAAAAACGAAGAGTACAGAAAAGCTCTAAATATTTTTAGAGAAAAATTGAACGAAGTTGCGGTTTTCAATTCTAACTTGGCTTATGCTACAAGATTATTTACAGAACACACTACAACCAAACAAGAAAAAATAAACATTATGAGACGTTTTGATAACGTCGAAACAATCAAGGAATCAAAAAATCTTTATTCACAAATCAAAAATGAATTGGGAACTAAAGAAACTACAGTTGTTAAAGAATCTATCGTAGAAAACATTGATAGAACACCAACTAAAGGTTCTACAAACTTGGTTGAAAACAAGACATATGAGAATCCACAATTCTTGAGAATGAAAGATTTGATGTCAAAATTAACAAAATAAACTAAAAAAACAAAACAAATAAAAAAATGGGAGCATTATTAGAATCAGGTCTTGTTGGTAACATCGGTCTTAAGCACCTTAAGGTTATCAAAGAAGATACTATCGAGAAATGGAACAAGCTTGGGTTCCTTGAAGGGTTGAGAGGTCATGTTAAAGAAAACATCGCTCAACTTTATGAAAACCAGGCATCACACTTAATAAACGAAGCTGCTAGCACAGCATCAGACGGTTCTTTCGAAACGGTTGTATTCCCAATCGTAAGAAGAGTTTTCTCTAAATTGTTGGCTAACGACATCGTTTCTGTACAAGCTATGAACTTACCTATCGGTAAATTGTTCTACTTTGTACCTAAAATTCAGAACTATGAAACTGGTAACAATAACGGTTTCGACCCAACAAATGGTGGTCAACACTACGCACCTTATGGAGCACCAGGTGGACCATCTACTGTAGGTGCTGGTTATGAAACTGATTACAATACCAAGAATCTTTATGATAGATTCTATGAAGGTAACGAAGCAGCTCTTGACCCTCCAGGGTTATTCGACTACTCTAAAGGTCAATTCTCTGCGGTAACAGTAACTGCGTCAACACAGGTTTGGAATGGTTCAAATTTACAACAATCAGGATACCCAAGTTCAACTGAATTCAGAAAAGTTCTTATCGCACTTTCTGGTTTCCAATCAGCAGGTCAAGGTAAATTAGTTGGTCCTGATGGTAACGAACAAGACACTGAAGCTTTCTTGAGTGGATTGGAAGTTAAAGTAGTTACAAACGCAAGTGGTAACGCTTTCACAGGTACTTCAGCAGGTTCAACTTTAGGTACTGGTCCATTGTTGTTCAGAGTTGTAACTCAGAAATACGGTAAAGGTATCGTACAGTACGGTAGTCAGTCAACAGCTACTTGGGATACATTAGGTAACGGTGGAGCTTATGATAATATTTGTACTGCTGATGGTGTAATTTACTTGGAAATTGATACTCAGGTTCCTTGTTCAGTAGGTGCTAACTCATTGGACGGTTACTCAGGTTTCACAACTCAAGCACATCCAACAACTACACTTTATAACCAAGCTTTCAAATGTTCGTACAGAATATACAAAAACTTGGAATTCGAAGATGAAATTGGTGAAGTTTCATTTGACCTTGAGTCAGTAACAGTTTCTGTAACTGAAAGAAAATTAAGAGCTCAGTGGTCACCTGAATTAGCTCAAGACGTAGCAGCATTCCATAACATCGACGCTGAAGCTGAATTAACAGCTTTATTGTCTGAACAGGTTGCGGCTGAAATCGACAGAGAAATCTTGAGAGACTTGAGAAAAGGTGCGGCTTGGACTTTGAGATGGGACTACAACGGATGGAAAAGAGGTACTACTGCAAATCCATTAACTCAATACACACAAAAAGATTGGAATCAGACTTTGATTACAGCAATCAACCAATTGTCAGCACAAATCCACAAATCTACTTTAAGAGGTGGAGCTAACTGGATTGTTGTATCTTCTGAAATCAGTGCAATATTTGATGATTTGGAATACTTCCACGTGTCAAACGCAGCACCTGAGCAAGACCAATACAACATGGGTATCGAGAGAGTAGGTACTTTGGCTGGTAGATACCAAGTATATAGAGACCCTTACTTCCCACCAAACACATTGTTGTTGGGTCACAAAGGTACATCTCTATTGGATACTGGTTATGTATACGCACCATACGTTCCTCTACAATTAACTCCAACAATGTACAATCCATTCAACTTCACACCAATCAAAGGTATCATGACAAGATACGCTAAGAAGATGGTGAACAACCGTTTCTACGGTAAAATCACAGTTGATGGAATCAGAACATTCGATTTGAGAGAATTGAGATAATCTTAATCCTAAACATAAAAAAAGGTCAGAGAAATCTGACCTTTTTTATTGCTCATTAGTTTCAGTTTGAATAGGATTTGATTCAGGTAGGTATAATGTTCTAATTGATTTGGATATCAATTCTGATTCGGTGATATTATAAGCACCTTTTGAAAATGCATACTTTGCCGCCTCAACTAAAAAATAAATGGATTGTTCTTTATTTAAATTTTCAATTAATAAAGATAATTCGATATCAGTTCCAATTTTAAAATTACCGAAAATTGTATTGTTATTCATCATTCGTTATATTTATATATGAATAATAATCTAATGATTCAAATTAATCAACTATTGAAAAATATTCTACATGAAATGACAGGAACTGACAATTCAAAAGTCGGTTCTTTTGTACCCCCAATACAACCTGGTTTACATAAATTTGAAAAATCCCAATTAGGTCCATACATAGAAGCCGTATCTGAATTTGATAGTCCTGAATTAGCTCACGATAGTTATGATGGGAAAGTACATACACCAAAATCTAAAGCCAAAAAAATAGAAAAAAAAGCGGAAAAAGGTAGAAACTATGTTGAAAAGAATTTTGATTACTATACCGTGGGTGAAGACATTGACAAATCTGATGATTTACTCATTTATGAAGATGATTTTGAGGTTTGGGGTGGAATATTAGAAGCCACATCTTCAGGCGGTTCAGGACCATATAAAGTACCAATGAGCCCAGGTTTGAGGGAATGGAAAAAAAATACTTTAGACCCATATACTGAATCCATATCTGATTATGTTAGTTCAGAACTACAATACGATAGTTATGATGGAATCATGGATAGTAAAAACATCAAAACTAAAGAGCACATTGCCAAAGAATTACGAAAAAAATTAAAAAACAATACGGTTAGTGAATCTTTAGTTGATAAAAATAACTTGGTTGAAGATTTAGCGGTATGGTTTGGAACAAAGAAAAAACCAAAGGGTAGTAAACAACCAAAAGGTCCCTGGGTTAACATTTGTAGGAAAGTAAATGGTAAACATCCACCTTGTGGTAGACCTGACACGTCTAAAGGTGCGTATCCAAAATGTAGAGCGGCGGGCGTTGCGGGAAAAATGTCAGACTCACAAAAAAGAGCTGCTTGTGCTCAAAAAAGAAGAGCGGAAAAAAGTGATACTCAATCAGGTAAAGGTCAAAAACCTGTGATGACATCTTACAAACCCCGTAAAGAAAGTATCGATAAAAAAAAAATAATTAGTGAAAAGTTTAAAATAGAACCACACGAGAGAGAAAAATTGTATGAGGATAACAACTTCTTATTAGTTGTTCCTTTAACTCATACAGCGTCTTGTAAGTACGGTGCCAATACTAAATGGTGTACCTCATCATCAGATGACACAATGTTTAAAAAACATAATAGAATGGGTTCTTTATCTTATTTAATAATAAAGAATAAAGATTTACAGGAAAAATTGGGTTCAGAAAAATTCGGAATGTACATGAATAAACCTGGTGAAAATTATTTAGGTGGGAGATATCCAGGTCCTGACGGATTAATTTTTTATGACGAAAAGAATGATGTAATGACATCAAATAAGATAATGAATCTTTTCGATAGAGTTGATTTATACGGTACGTTTATGACAATTATTGGTAAATTTACTAAATATTCTTTTGATAAGTTTAAAGAATTAGATAATTTGTATAATGAACCAAAAGATTAACAATAAGGTGATGAACACCTTTTCTTACCGTCTAATCCCTTAATTTTACCTTTACAAACTTGTATTGCATATCCGTTAGCGTATGCGCTTGGGTATACATCAAATTTAGCTTTGGCTGCGGATTTACCCCTAGCACATAATTTTGTACCCGTTTTTTTTCTACCTTCGGTGATAGATGGTATAACTTTATCTAAAACATCTTCAGGAGATTCATACTTTTTAAGTTTTTTCTTCATTTCACCAATATCTTTGATTGCTGCTAAGTATGGTACCATAGAATCTTTAGTTTTATCACTGAAAGGTAATACTTTGCTTATTTCGTCTAATAATTCTTCCAAAGTAAGAGCGGTTAGTAATGGCATTCCAAATACATTAAATACTTTGAATCCAGGTATTGCCATTTCGCCAGCGGCTTGTAACATATCTATGAAATCAACTTTTAGGTCGTCTTCCACCTTTTCAAACTCATCTAATAAGTTTTCTTGAGAATCACCATCTTCGAATTGTTTTTTTAGTTCATAATATCTTTCCATGTCATCATTAAGTTCTGCGTAATTCAAAACAATGGATGTTGCACCTACGGCAACATTTAAGCCAGGTATTGAACCCAAAGCGGCACGAACTTTATCTCCCGCAATATTAGCCAGGATACCTTTCCAATCGAAATCTTCTTTTATTGTTTTCATTTTTTATTGACTATTTGAAATTTGAGTTGTCTTTTATAAGTATCTACTTCTCCTGAAGTTAACACTTTAATGTCCACAAAATATTCGTTTGGTACTTTATCTTTTGTGTCAAATATAAAATAATACTCGTTTGGTGTTTGATTTATTCTTGTCCAATCTTGAACTATTACCTCTGTTGGTCCTTCGGTCACATAAACTCTGTAATAACATTTAAATTGTGGGAGAACTACATTGGATGTATAAGCTTGTTTTACTGTGATTACTACTTTCCTTGTATCTGTATTTAGTACTTTTTCGTCTTGTCTAATACCACTAAAAGTAAATCCATAGGTTGATGGGTCTTTTGCCAATGTACCTATTTGATAGTATTCACTTGCTGGTCTTAATATCAAGTCGTTCTCTATGTTTGAAATACTTATTCCATTCACAGATATCCCCTTCCATGTATCAGTAAACTGACAAGGTGTTGTATAACCCGTAATAGCGGGTATTGTACACTCATATACACCCTGTGTTCTAAGAACTGTAGTCAATCCAGTATATCCCGACATTAAAGTACCATTAGAGTCTGACAGGTCAACCGTTGGGTTAGAATCAAAATTTGTTGGTGTTCCTTGTATATAAGAATATAGATACAACTTGTTTACCTTATTTTCAAAAAAAGCTGTTCTATCATCTAATATTAAATCATCATATGTCGTTTCTAAGTATGGTTCGTAGAAAGTTTGGGTATGACGAGTAAAAAATCCTACTGAATAATTTTCACTAAGACCTGAAATATTTTCTAAAGCGGGTGCATATGCGATAATCCAACCAGTAATACCTGTGGTTGCACCTGTTAGATAATTATTTATTTCGTTAGTCATATCAAACTCTATGTTTTCATTACCGAGTTCAAAATGTTGGGTATCAACCAAAGTTAATGCTGAAAAATTAATAGTAGTTCCCGTACCTGAATTATCATTTTTATATATACCGTTTGTGGACCAACCACTTAATGTTTTTGATTTAAACCAATTTGATGGTCGAGAAGAATAGCTTTGGTCATTGTCTCTATTAGGTTTGTAAGATAGATTGGCGTTACTAATTGCCGCATTATCAGTATCATAATAATCATAACCAACACCTTCATCCCACGTTTGTGTAACACCTGTGAGATTATATTTAGGTATTCGTAGTAAATATAAATCAAAAGATGATGCTCTTCTTCTTCCATCACTCATGGTTCCGTTTAACAAGTCATAGTTAAACATCATTGTGTTGGTCATTTTTAATTTATGAGTGATTGGGCTTCCTGTATAAACAATACCGTCACTAATTTTTTGTTGAAGTTGAGATAGGTCTATATCAAATATAAATCTTGAAAAACCTGGTGGAACTAAAGTGTCTTGGTTTCTACCAAAAAAAAGTTCGGTAACAGGGTTTAAACCTGTATTACCTGAACTATTGTAAATTATAGTATTATTACGACTAAAATATG